AGAGCAGACCAAGAAAAGGTTAAAGAGCAATTTAAAGCTGTTAGTGTATTTGGCGATAGAGAACCAAATGAAATGCCGAAAATCCCATTAGATAAACCAAAGCCAAGAGGTCGCCCTACAAAGATGCCGAAAAATATAGAATGGTGGAAAGAGAATGCTGGAACTGTAAGAATGGCGAAAAAGGCAATACAAGAATTAAAAACCGCGAAAGATAAAGCCAAAGCGGAACGCGAAGCAAAAAAGAAACCAGCACAACCAAAACCCGAACCAAAGCCAAATATTAGTATGGTTATTGAAGAGGGCGATGAAGACGAAGATGAAGATAAAGCCGAAGAAAAAGAGGAAAAAAAAGAGGAAGGTGGAGATGGAAATATGTTTTTACCCGAACCTATGAAACCAGCAACAGCGACAGATGTTAAGGATTTAAAAACATTTTTAGAGGATTTAAAGACGGAAGGTGAAAAAGGGTTGGATTATTATCCAGCGAACGGCATATTTGGCGATATTGTATTCGCAGGTATTCTCTCAAAATATGGTAATAAATGCTTTTGGGAAAGAGATATAGCAACCGAAGGCAAATCGGTTGGCGATGCTTGGACGAATATAAAGGTTATTTTTACAGAGGAAAAAATGAATGATAATAAAATGCTTACTTCTATATTTACACCGTCATTTATAGAACAGTTTGGTAAGCATATAGAGGGTTGTATGGAGCGAGGCGAAGAAATTATAGCTATTCCATTAACACTATACGGTTATACCGTAATAAAAGAAAAAAATACTAACGCATTAGGAGGATATACCCCTAATAAACAAACATACGATAGATATGTTGGAAATACTTCTTCCCACGCTAATATGCTTATATTTAGACCAAAACGAGGAATAGTTGAACGATTTGAGCCTCACGGCTCTAAATCTGGATTAGCTGAAAAAATAGACGCAAAAAGCGAAATAGTAATCAATAAAGTTCTAAAACGCTTTTGGGAGAAAGAAATGAAGAAATATGTAGGAAAGGTTCGTTTTGTCCCGCCTATTGATATATGCCCTACAAAATACCCGCAAACCGCAGGTTTTCAATCACTCGCTTCTATGCTTGGTAAGGATATTTATGGAGATAAATATATGGGTTTTTGTTTAATGTGGTCGCTGTTCTTTGTAGAGGTTATTTTAATGAACCCAGATAAAACAACGGACGAAGTAATAACTGAAACATTAGCAATCTCCAAAGAAGACCCAGATTATTTGCTACAAGTAATCAAAGGTTATGTAAGAATGGCCGAAATTATCGTCCAATCAATGGCGGAAAGTGCTGGATTAAAAGATTACAAATTAACATTAGAAAAAGAGGATAGAAACTCCCCATTATATCAAGGGTTATTTGCTAATAAATCAAAGGTAGTCAAAGAGCGTTTAGGTGAGTATTTTACCAGCTTATATGAAAGTATAAATACTGGAACAAAAGGCGAAAAAATAGAAAAATCTAAAAAAGCAGAAGAAGCAACAGTCGCGTCAAAATATGAAGATATTGAAAAACAATTTAAAGAAGGTGGTGAATTGGATAAACTAAAACGAGCGTTTAAATCAATTAAATTGAGTAAGCCAGTATTTAACGCACTATATGACGTTTTTACAAGTAATACTGAAAGTATAAAAAAAATATACGAAGATTATTTTAAATCTCGTAATTTTACGGCAGAGGAAATACAAGACTATAAATATAAATTGTTTGCCGATATGTTAGTAGATAAAGACCAAGTTAAAAGACGCTCTACGACGGTAAATAAGTTTCTTACATTTATAGAAACCAATTTTGCTGGTAATAAACGAGCAGGAACAGTATTGAAACAAGCAAAAAAACAACGAGAAGAACTCGGTAAGTTTTTATTAGGTGAGGGGATTTTAGACGATATTAAAGGATTTTACAATAAAGGAGTTAAAGCGGTTAAGAGAGGCTATGACGACGCAAAGGATTTCGCAAGTACAGTCATAAGTGGTAGGAAAGATTACCAGCCAAAGGGACGCGATATTGTAAAAAGATATGGAGCTGAAACTATTAAGGCGATAGAGGTTGGACGCGACCCAGTATTACCCGCATTAAAGGGTGTATTAAATGCTATTAGTGGTGGCGAGTTTGGTAAGCGAGTAGATAGAGCTGAATATGACGACTTATTCCATTTATTCGCAGTTATAACTCTGGCGAGTGGTAAGAAAATAATGACCGAGAAAAACGAAGTTATAATCATAAGCGAAAGCATTCCAGCGAGAAGTGAAAAAGCCGAATATATCCAAATAGCCAATATTCCGTCAATTACTATGGAAACTCTTTTTAGCAATAATAAATCGCGAATGGGCGGTAAATATTTCACATATTCGGCCAAGGATAATAACTGCCAAGATTACCTATTGAGTTTATTGAAGTCGTCTGGTATTGGAACGGAGGCAGAATATAAGTTTATTAAACAAGATACAAAGCAATTGTTTGAAGGTATGCCTGGGCTAAGAAAGTTCGCTAATAGTATTACTGGGTTCGCTGGAAAGTTGGACGTAATATTGGCTGGTAGAGGTTTTGCCGATAAAGAAACCGAAGCAGAAATAGAAGATATAGAAGGGTATGGTTTAGCTCAAAAAAAAATCTGTTGTAATTGTATAAAAGGAATGGTTCATACTTGCGAAATGTGTGGCGGAAAAATATCGTCCAGAGATGTTGAGAAGTTTTTCAGGAATGTTGGTAAGAAGATTATCGGCAAAAAAGCGACCAAAAAGGTTGAGAAGTTTGGTGAAGATGCTGGTAAGTATATAACCGCAAAGAAGGGCGGACTTGCTACTGATTTGATTGATTATGGTGTTCCCGCAGCGACGGCAGCGGTGGTTGGTGGGCTTTCTGGTTTAGCTACTGGTGGGCTTGGTGGTGTAGTTGGTTCGGCAGCGGGAAGTAAGCTCGGTAAAGAAGTTATCGCTCCTGCCCTACATAAGGCTACGGGTGCTGGAATGGGTGGCCGTTCTGCTTGGATTACTCTGGTTAAGAAAGTAGCCAGAGAAAAAGGGATTTCATACAAGGAAGCCCTATCAGTTGCCTCTGCTATGCGAAAAAAATAAGCGGAGGTTCAATAGACCCTCCTAAAAAAACTATTGAGGGTGGGACATTACCGAAAGCTGACCGCATAGATATAAACAAAAAAATATACAATATAAGCAAAGACGAAGCCATAACTGACTATAAAAAACTCGCTGATTTAGACTGTGAAGAATATGAAAAAGTATCCAAAGGAAGTCGTATAGGTTCTAATTTTGTAGATTACTTTACCTCCCTACAACGAATGGAGGCCAATAGCAAACGAAATCTAAACTTTTTTGATTTATGGGAAAACCGAGCCGAATGGATTAAAAAGAAAAGTCTTGCGAATATGGTTGCTTGGTATAAAAAGACCTCACCTGAAACCCCGTTATACAACGTCTGGTGGAGAATATTTAATGTTTATTTTGGCTCTATTAACCAGTTTAAACCGCTTATAGCTATGGGTATATATTGCCGTTATAAACCAACTTCCGTTTTAGATTTTACTATGGGTTGGGGTGGCCGTTTGGTTGGAGCTTGTGCGTTAGATGTTCCCAAATATACTGGTGTAGATTTAAACCCAGATTTAGAGAAACCGTATGCGGATATGGTAAAGGAATTATCGCCCTTAACAAGCACAAAGATAAAGCTATATTTTCAGGACGCTCTTACAGTTGATTATAATAAATTAGATTACGACCTTGTTCTAACCTCTCCTCCATATTACAATATTGAACTATATAAAGGAACTAAACAACGAGGAAAGGACGAATGGGATAGAGAGTTCTATGAACCGATATTTATTAAAACTTGGAATGGTATGAAAATGGGAGGGCATTATTGCTTGAATGTTCCAGCCGAAGTATATGACCGCGTATGTATTAAGCTAATGGGTAAAGCCGACGAGTTCTTACCGCTGTATAAAGCAAAGCGAAAAGCGGGGGATACTTATAAGGAGTTTATTTATGTTTGGAAAAAAACCGCCAATTTGAAAGCACCAGCAAAGCAACCAAAGATAACCGAATTATTAAAACCAATTGAGGGCAAAGGTGTAGAGTTTCCTATTTCACTTCCAAAGCCAACATTTAAAAACGAATGGGTTGTTGGAAAGAAAAGTAAAGTCGCTGGTTATGGAGCATTCGCAAAAAAGGATATTCCAAAGGGAACAAAAATAGCCGATTATATAGGCGACGAAATGACGACGAAAGAGTTTAAGAAACAATATGGTGGAACATACAGAGAGCGTAAAGATATACACCCGTATGCGTATGTACTTGGAAGGGTTAATAAACTAATTGTAGCATCTGGTAAATACCTGACTGAAAATGTAGTTAGTTATGTTAATGAAATCCCACCCAATTATAATGTTGAATTAAAACAGCGGGCACTATTCGCAAAAAAAGATATTAAAAAAGGAACAGAGTTGTCGCTACAATATCCTAAAAATTACGGACGGCACTGGCTAACTGGTGGAGGTATTGAAGAAGACGACCCCGAACCAATTGACGAAAGCACCAAAGCATCGCCAACAATTAAGAAACTATTGTATGGTATGACCCCAGTAGAACGGGCAGGAGATAATTGGATAAAACGCGAAGATAAGTTTGAATACGCAGACCAGCTGGGTGGTAAGGTAAGGTCGGCTTTGTTTCTTATGACGAAAGATAAATACAAAGGCATAACAACAGCAGGTAATCGCAACTCCCCGCAAATAAATATTGTTAGTAGTATTGGTAAGAAGTTAGGCATACCTATATACGCCTTTACATCTCGGGGCGAACTCGGCGACGAAGTAAAAGTAGCCCAAACCAAAGGAGCAAAAATAACCCAAGTTAAGCCTGGCTATGAAAGCGTTATAAACGCAAGAGCCAGAGAGTTCAGTGAAAAGAATGGATACTTATATGTTCCGTTTGGTATGGATACAGAAGCGGTTCATCATCTAACAGCTAATCAGGTTAAGAACATTCCCAAAGAAGTAAAACGCATAGTCGTTCCAGTTGGTTCGGCTTCGTCTATCATCGGTATAATTAAGGGAGTAAAAGAATATAGGCCAGATATTAAAATACTCGGCGTAGTGGTTGGAGCAAACCCTTTGCGTAAGTTAAACAAATATGTTCCAGATTGGCGGAAGTATATGTCGCTCAAACATTATAAAGGTTCTTACAGCGAACCAGCCGAGGAAACTCGGTTCGGTGGTATATGTTTAGACCCATACTACGAGGCAAAAACAATTCCCTATATTAAAAAAGGCGATATGTTATGGATAGTCGGCGTAAGAGAAACAATAGACCAAGACGATTGTTAAGCCATTATATCAAATAATACGATTTTTAAGTTAAAAACTGTATTATTCTTATTAAACCATTAAATAAATTAATTTATTTAATCCTTTATCATATATTAACTGGTTTTTAAGTTAATTATTGATTTATTCTTATTAAAGTCTTAATTTTGGTCTAAAATTACTTTAATAATAATATAAATTATTCCAATTATTATATTATTATTTCTTTACATAGGTATCCAACATACCAGCAGACGAACCCATATCCTCCATAGTATCCGCAACAGCAGATTTGGTTTTAACTGTTTCGCCAAACTTGTCGGTTAAATAGGTATGACGCAGTTGATTGACGCTCACCTTTTTATCAAATACTTTATTAAGCCTTTGGTTTAGCTTTACACTTGATAGTGGGTTTAGATTACTATCAAAGAATAAATAATCGGTAGGATTAATAGCAATCCATTTTTTAAGTATGTTGCGTAGCGGTGTAGGTATTTCTAACTCCTGTGTTCCGTATGTTTTAGCAGTCTTGAATGAATTGAAAATTAATTTATTTTTATCTAAAAAATTATCCTTTGTCTTATCTATTGATTTTATCTTGAAATCGCAGAAATCCTTGCTACGCCTTGGAGGCACATATATACCACCCAAAACGGCTAAAAGGATATAGTTTTGTATTTCTTGTAGGTCGCTAATCGTATGCGTCTTTTTTTTATAGAGCAGGTCAGCATTACGCTTTAATGCGTCATATATATCCCGAACCTGTTGCGTCCCAACCCAGCTCTCCTCTTGCTCGTCGGTTTTAATCTGTTTAGAAATCTCTTTGTTATATGCTTTTACATCTTCCGCCATCAAATCGCGATAAGCCTTTTTATCCGTAATAATTACCAACGCCGATAAAATCGTTTTGCGTTTGTTTGGTGCTACATCTTGTAGGAAACCGATAACCTTATCGCTGTTATCAAACTTGGAAAGGTCATAATCCTCGTCGCCAAATACCTTCTTATAGAGGTTTTTAAGAATAGAGGTGTAAGTCGTTATAGAACTCTCGCTTAATGTCGCCCGTTTATCGGCAATATATTTTCGTATCTTATCCATTATAATATTAACCAATATAATATTTAGGACTATATAATCTATTGCCTAAATTAAGGAAGCGTTTAATTTAGGCGATTTTTATATAAGTATAATATATAAATGGAAATCCGTAGTTTAGCAAATGATTTAAAGTTTGGCGAGGCCAAAGAAACCGATACGATTAATATAATCCGCCAATACTGGGTAGATGATACTATCCTAAATACAAAGGATAAATACAAAAACCGATTTTGCCTTTACGATTATGAAAGCGAAAATGGAACAACTTGGGAACTAAAATCGCGACGCTGTTCTAAAACAGCATACCCTACCACTATTATACCAACTCATAAGGTAAGAGCAACCGATAAGCCCCAAATATTTATGTTTAATTTTACCGACTGTTCTTCGTATATAGTTTATGACCCTGAACAGTTCGCTAAATACCAGACCAAAATGGTAAGATGTTTTAGAGCAGGAGCTTCTAATAAGCCAGTACAACATATAGAAATCCCAATAGAGGATTTAACCGATTTATAGGGGAGGTAGAAAAGTAGCAAAGCGGGGCATACTTTCCGTTCTTCCTATAAGGAGTTTTTAAAATACCTATTATACCTTTTTATTAAAAAGTATGATACAAAAGTTTCTAAAATAGTGCCCCAGTTTGCTACTTTTCTACCCTTCTACTAATTGAGGCCTTGGTTAAATCAACAGGTTGTGTATTTTCGTCAATAATGCGGTTAATTCCATCTCCATAAACGTCTATTTCCTTACGCAACTTTGGGTCGGCACTTTGGAAAAATTGTTTTAGCATATACTCGTTTTTTTTAAAATCAACCTGCTTATTAAGGTCGTCAAAAAATGATAAGAATGTGTCCGTATCGTCATATAGGTTTTTGGTTCTCTGTGGGAATGCGTTAATATAATGAAGAAAAGCTAAACAATACCAACCACAAGCGTTAGACATAAGCGATTGAACGTCCTTCGTATTATGCGGAAATTGTCGGCCAATTGTTCCAATTGTAGCATTAAATACCTTCTTCACTTCCTCTGGTGCCCCTATTCCATACGGGTCAAAAAATATCGCCTCCATAAGGTCGTTAGGATATTTATTTACTTGTAAGCAAGTCCAATGTGAGCCTTGGTTAAGAGTTCCGTCTTCTTTATATTCGTCGTCTAAATTAATAAAATACGATTTGTTAAACTTAAACTTCTTTGGTAAATCATTTTTAAACAGCGTATCTGCTAATGGGATACTCATCTTTTCGCTCAACTCTCTAATTTGCGTATTAGTCAGCATTATTATATAATTAATACAGAAATTAATTTTATAATAAATAAACGATTTGCCCTAAAATACTTATCCTTTCAATTGGAATTGAGGCGGGAGGGTATGCCTCCACTGGAAGTTTGCTCCATAAGGCTGTGATTGTAAAGCGGGAGGCAACATACCAATAGCACCACCTACCATAGCACCGCCCAATCCTACTGAACCAGCTTGGCGACGAGTTCCTCTTTCGCCCCCAACTCCTAAACCCAATCCGTATCCCATACCCCGACCGCCTAAATAAAGTCCGCTTCCAGCCATAGGAAATCCAAAACTATCGTATCTTTGCTTGACGACTTCCGCTTCCGCCTTATCTGCTACTGCTTGGGCGATGGCGTTTCTATCCAACGCTCCCATATCTGTTCCTAAACGACTATTCAATTCAGACAACGCCCTATCCTGAGCCACTCGGCCAACCATAGACCTCGCCTTTCTCGCTCTTGTTCCGCCAGCATTTGACGAGTAATAACTATCAGGATTATCTAAATAGTCTAACCCAAGCGAAGATAAGGCAGCAACTCCGCCTGGTATATATGGAATTAATGCGGGATTTGCCGTAGCGAGAGAAGCTCCTCCTGCCGACAAGGCAGCGATAAGTGATGCTTTCGCAGCGGGTTTCAATTGGTCGCCAATTTTATAGACCGCTTTTTTAAGTCCTTTCTTCTCCAACCATCTATCAACAGCGGGACCGAAAATGCCCTGCCCTTCCATTTCAGGAGCAACTTCTTTATTCGCCATAATTTCAGGAGGAGATAAAGCCAGTTCAGCACCCTTTCCTTTCCTAAATGTTTTTGTTAATGCGTTATAGGTTTCAGGCGAAACAATTACACCAATACCTTCGCCTTCCATAGCAGGTCTAACCCTTACTCTATGGCCGTTTCGCAATTTGGATAATTGCTTACCACTTGCTGTAATATTTATACGCTCCATTATACATATTACAAAGAAAAAAAATAGGGGATATTCTTAACGAAAAATAACGCCTAAACTCTCGCACCAGTCAAAATATCAATTGAAACATCAACGCCGTATTCAATAAAGCACCAAAGGTCAATAGGACGAGCAGAGGCATTTTGCCCGATAATCTGGACGGACTTGGGAACACTTTCCTCTACGGGCAACATTCTACTCACATCAACATAGTAAAAGCAATTGGACTGCTTAAAAGCGTAGAAGTCAATAAGGCCAGAGGTAAGACCGTCAGTCATTCCACCATTAACGGCATTCTGTCCGTATAGTTGCTGGGAGAACTCCTCAAACGAATAACGCTGTGTATTGTATAGCATATTTTGGCCTGAAACAACAACATTAAAATTGGTAAGAGCAACCAAGGGTGCGGTTTGTCCGCAACCAGCGGGGTCATACGGCGACTGATATTCGGGGCAAGGAAGTCCCAAATTACCAGCAGTAATAAACGGAACTAAAAGAACCGATTTCATACCAGCAATACCGTTGGTAAGGAGAGAGTTAATCTGTCCCTGAGTAGCAATATTGGTGATTTGGTATTGGTAAATATCGGTATATTTGATTTGTTTAACTGGCGAGGACATATAGGCCTGTTCAAACACAGGGTTAAAAGTATATGCGGGAACATACAAGTACAAGTTTCTATAAGAACCTTGCCCGACCGAGTTTCCAGCAACACTGGTAAGAGTGCTATCTAAACAAGTTGAACCAACCGACACATTTACTCTGATAGTGGTCGCAGCCGAAAAAACACCATCTCCTCCGTTATTAGCCCCAGTAGAAGAAACCATAAAAGGACAAACACCACCAACAGCGTTGGAAACAGAGGTAAGTCCTAATTCATCAAAACCCGCACCACCAATGGTGATTTCAGCGGAGGTGTTATTCAAGTTAAGAGTAAGTTTGAGGAAGGCACCCTTCAATAGGGGGCACATCATAAAGAACGAGTGAATATGCTTCAAGTAAATCTGTGCGTTAATAGAGATTTGTAAAACGCCCTGTGCTCCCGCATTCACACCATTAACTTTGCGAGAAATATATGACTGATATAGGGTTGTAGCAGACTGATTTGATAAAAATGTAGATTGGTCTGATGTGCCTCTGTTTCCATCTTCGTCATAGTTAATGTAGGTTTGACGATTTAAAAATCCTGTATTACCTCTCGCACTGCGAAAAGAGTTAAATACTCCTGAAACGATTATAGCACTTCCAGTGTCTGAATAATTGGTATTATTACCA